ATCTTCCTCGAAAGCAAGAAGGACATGAAGTCGCGCGGGCTGGCCTCACCAGACGCTGCGGACGCCATCGCAGTGACTTTTGCATTTCCTATCGCACACCGCGAAGCACGCGTTGACAAGCGACGCATGAGCAGTTATTCTCCCCAAGGAATTTCTACAAGCTGGATGGGTTCGTAAGCATGGCGGACAAGAAAAAGTCTGTGTCGCTGTCGGTTGGCCGTGGGGAAAAATTGCCCGCTGCCAAAGGCGCGGGGCTGACTGCTAAAGGCCGTGCTAAATACAACGCTGCGACCGGCTCTAAGCTGAAGGCGCCAGCGCCCAACCCGAAGACAAAGGCCGATGCAGGCCGCAAAGCGTCATTTTGCGCCCGCATGGGCGCTGTAGCAGCCAAGGCTAAGGATGGTACCCGCGCTAAGGCAAGTTTAAAAAGGTGGAATTGCTCATGAAGCCCGGACTATACGCCAACATCAACGCCAAGAAGGCCCGCATTGCGGCTGGATCAGGCGAAAAAATGCGTAAACCCGGCGCTAAAGGCGCACCAACAGCTAAAGCGTTCAAAGAGAGCGCCAAAACCGCTAAACCAGCTAAGAAGGGTAAGTAAATGCCAGCAAATAAATTCACCAAAGCACTGTACAAGTCTGGTACTGTAAAGGCTGAAAAAGCTGCAATAGCTAACCGCGATCCCGCCCGCGCACGAGCAGCCATGAAAGCTGTAGCCCGCGAAGGTACGACGCGCGGCCCAGAAATGGTAAAAGCTGCCAAGCCAGTGCAAGTCATCCGTACAACAACGATGATGAAGCCAACACCGACAAAGAAGAAATAATCATGCCGCTCGTCAAATCGACAGGCAAAGCCGCGTTCCGTAAGAACATCAAGGCTGAAGTAAACGCGGGCAAGCCCGTGAAGCAGGCTGTGGCAATAGCGTACAGCGTCAAGCGAGAAGCCGCCAAGAAGGGCAAGAAATAGCACATGGCCGACCCCACAGGCATCAACACGGCAGGTAAAGTCGCTAACGTAGGCTCTAACGCGCCGAAAACGTCAGGCGACGACCATGACAAGATGGCAACCATGCGGTCGCGCCTGCAAATGGCGCAGGCTGCGTACTCGGACAGCCGTGAAGACGAACTGGACGACCTGCGTTTCATGGCTGGCAGTCCTGACAACCAGTGGCAATGGCCTGCTGACGTGTTGGCGACTCGCGGAAGTGTCCAAGGGCAGACAATTAACGCGCGTCCATGCTTGACAATTAACAAATTGCCGCAGCACGTCCGTCAAGTTACCAACGAACAGCGTCAAAACCGCCCGAGCGGCAAGGTAATTCCAGCCGACGACAACGCTGACGTGCAGGTCGCAGAGATTTTTAACGGTGTGGTACGCCACATCGAGTATATGTCAGACGCCGACGTCGCGTATGACACCGCCTGCGACAACCAAGTCACCTATGGCGAAGGCTACATCCGCCTGTTGACTGAATACTGCAACGAAGAGAGTTTTGACCAAGACATCCGCATCGCGCGTGTCCGTAACGCGTTTAGCGTCTATATGGACCCAACAATCCAAGACCCATGCGGCGCAGACGCTGAATGGTGCTTTGTTACTGAAGACATCCTAATTTCCGACTATGAGCGTATGTTTCCAGACGCATCACCTGTCTCGACCATCATGTCGCAGGGCGTTGGCAACGAAAGCATGGCGCAGTGGCTGGCTGAAGACACCATTCGGATTGCGGAATACTTCTACAAGGCATATGAAAAAGCCACACTAAACCTGTATCCAGACAATCAGACGGCTTTCAAAGGCACACCGCAAGACGCCAACCTGCAAGCCATGTTTGGTAAACCTATTCGCACACGCGAAGTAGACCGCCAAAAAGTCATGTGGATGAAGACCAACGGGTTTGACATTCTTGACGAACGCGAATGGCCCGGCAAGTGGATACCTGTCGTGCGCGTTGTAGGTAACGAATGGGAAGTCGAAGGCAAGCTGTACATCAGTGGCCTTGTGCGTAACGCCAAAGACGCCCAGCGTATGTACAACTACTGGACCAGCCAAGAGGCAGAAATGCTGGCGCTGGCGCCAAAAGCACCGTTTATCGGTTACGGCGGCCAGTTTGAAGGCTACGAAATGCAGTGGAAGACTGCCAATACGACCAACTGGCCGTATCTGGAAGTCAACCCAGACGTCACAGACGGCGCTGGCGCCGTTTTGCCGTTGCCACAGCGTGCAGCGCCCCCGCTACCCCAAACAGGTCTGATACAGGCTAAAATGGGCGCTGGTGAGGACATTAAGGCTACCACCGGCCAGTATGACGCATCGCTGGGCCAACAGGGCAACGAACGGTCGGCTAAGGCCATCGTAGCGCGCGAAAAGCAGGGCGATGTTGGTACGTATCACTACGTAGACAACCTTGCGCGCGCCATTCGGCACATCACACGCCAGATCGTAGACCTGATACCAAAGATTTACGACACGCAGCGCATCGCACGCATCATCGGAGTTGATGGTGATGTTGACATGGTCAAGTTCAACCCGACGCAGAAAGAGCCTGTCAAAGAAATCCGCGACGAAATGGGTGCGTTGATCGAAAAGGTCTACAACCCCGGCGTCGGTACTTACGACGTTATGGTCACAACTGGCCCCGGCTACATGACGAAGCGCCAAGAGGCACTCGACGCCATGAGCCAGATTTTGCAGTCCAACCCAGCGCTTTGGTCTGTTGCAGGTGATTTGTTCATCAAGAACATGGATTGGCCCGGCGCGCAGGAAATGGCAGCTCGCTTCAAGAAAATACTTGATCCGAAGGTATTGTCGGAAGGCGATCAGTCGCCTGAGATGATGGCTGCACAGCAACAGATGGAAGCCATGACGCAGGAACTGAACCGGATGACAGACATCATCCAGAATGTTCAGGACAGCGTCGCACAACGCGAAGTAGACATCAAGGAATACAAGGCGCAAGTAGACGCCTACGACGCCGAAACCAAGCGCATTTCTGCGGTGCAGAACAGTATGTCACCTGAGCAAATCCAAGACATCGTCATGGGTACTATCGCAGCGGCAATGGACACAGGCGACCTGATCGGCGGCGCACCTGAAATGCGTGAGCAGCCTCAGATGGACGAAGATATGATGCAGCCTCAGCAGCCAATGCCCCAGATGGGCATGGAAGAAATGCCGAATATGCAGCAAATGCCAGAAATGGGTATGGAAGAAGCAATGGCACCGCCAGAAGAACCCGGCCAATCGCCTGAAGGAATGATGTAATGAGTTGCGCTGATTTTGTAGGAACACTGTTTTTGGCGCGCGACGTAGCCCACTCGACGCACCTGAACACGCGCAGTTACGCAAAGCATAAGGCGTTGCGGAAATTTTACAGCGAGATTATCGACTTGGCGGACAAATACGCGGAAGCCTATCAGGGAAAATATGGCCTAATCGGGCCTATTTCGCTCATGTCAGCTAAGAAGACCAACAACATTGTCGAGTTTCTTGAAGGTCAGGTAGACGAACTGATGGAAATGCGGTATAAAGTGGTTGATAAGGATTGCACCTCAATCCAAAACATTATCGACGAGATTTTTGGGTTGTATTATTCAACCTTATACAAGTTAAAATTTTTGGCATAAGGGCTAAATCATGGCTGCATTATACACACAGATTGGCGCAACCGCACAGGTAAAAGTCGGCGCGGGCAAACTGAAAAGCATTTTTGTGTCTTCAGGCACATCCCCAACAATCGCTGTTTATGATAGCGCAACTGCATCTACCAGCGATCCTGCTATAGTCGCAACCTTCACTGGCGCCACACCCGGAACGTACAATTTGACCGGCGACGAAGGCGGCGTATATTTTAGCAAGGGTCTGTACGTCGTTCTCGGCGGTACAACACCTAAAGTTTCAGTTTTTTATGAGTAAATAAAGCTCAAAAAACCGTACTGGTGCGGCTCATCAGGAACTCTTTAAGGGTTAAACATGGACGATAATGTTCCTATTGAAGCGGATGCCTCCGCGCCAGAACTCGAAGCCACGGCAGCAATCGAGCCTGTAGAAAACACGACGCCGGAAACGCCTGCCGAACAGGAAGCATCTAAGACCTTTTCTCAAGAAGAACTAGACGCGATTGTAGGTAAGCGACTTGCGAGAGAACAACGCAAGTGGGAACGAGAGCAAGCACAAAAGCTCGCGGAAGCACAGTCTCGGCAACCGGCGCAATCGCCAACCGATCTGACTCCTGAGCAGTTTGACACTTACGAAGATTATGCCGATGCCTTGGCAGAGCATAAAGCGGAAGTGTTGCTGGAACGGCGGGCAACCGCCAGAGAACAGCAGGCATTGCTTGAACAGTACCATGACCGTGAAGAAACGGCGCGGGATAGATATGACGACTTCGACCAAGTCGCCTACAATCCTAACCTGCCTGTTACGGAATACATGGCACAAAGCATACAGTCTTCGGACGTTGGCCCTGACCTGCTTTATTGGTTAGGCACCAACCCCAAAGAAGCTGATCGCATCGCCCGCTTGAACCCAATCTTGCAAGCAAAGGAAATCGGAAAAATTGAGGCCGGATTGGCTTCTAATCCGCCGGTTAAGAAAACTTCAACCGCCCCGGCACCGATTGCGCCTGTCACTGCACGTTCTACTGGATCAACCCAGTACGATACGACCGACCCTCGCTCGACTAAGTCGATGAGTACGTCGGAATGGATCGAAGCAGAACGTCTACGGCAGATCAAGAAGTACGAGGCACAACGTAACCGTTAAATAGGGAATACCCCATGTCCAATAGCATTTTAACCATTGATATGATCACGCGGAAGGCTCTCGAAATCCTTGAGAACAACCTCGTGCTTACTCGTAACGTAAACCGCCAGTACGACGACAGCTTTGCTGTTGAAGGCGCCAAGATTGGTTCAACTCTGCGTATCCGTCTTCCAGACCGCGCGCTTGTTACCGACGGTGCAGCCCTTCAGGTACAGGACGACAACGAACAGTTCACAACGCTGACCGTTGCCAACCAGAAGCACATCGGCGTCAACTTCACGACTGCTGAATTGACCATGCAGCTTGACGATTTCGCAGAGCGCGTTCTCAAGCCACGTATCTCGCAGCTTGCTTCCAGCATCGACGCTGACGTTGCAAACGCGTATGCAACCATCGGTAACTCGGTCGGCACGCCCGGCACTACGCCTTCTTCGTCGCTGGTTCTGTTGCAAGCGCAGCAGAAGCTGAACGAAAACGCTGCCGTGATGTCGCCACGCTATGCCACTGTCAACCCAGCCGCAAACGCTGGCTTGGTCGAAGGCATGAAGGGCCTCTTCAACCCAACTGACACTGTCAGCAAGCAGTTCAAGAACGGCATGATGGGTACGGGCGTACTTGGTTTCGACGAAATCAATATGTCGCAGTCCATTAAGCAGTTCACCACTGGTTCGCGTACTGCAACTGGCGGCACGACTTCGGCTGCTGTTACGGCAGAAGGCGCGACCACCATCGCCATCACTGGCGCTGGCACAAGCACAACCGTCAAGGCTGGCGACGTGTTCACTGTAGCTGACTGCTTTGCAGTCAACCCACAGACGCGTGAAAGCACAGGTTCGTTGTTCCAGTTCGTTGCTCTTGCAGACGTTGCGCTTTCGAGCGGCGGTGCAGGCAACATCACTGTTGCACCAATCTACTCGGCTGGTCATGCTCTTGCCACAGTCAACACACTGCCCGGCAACAGCAAGGCTGTAGTGTTCGTTGGTGCGGCTTCTTCGCAATACGCGCAGAACCTCGTATACCACAAGGACGCTATCACCTTTGCAACCGCCGACCTTCTGCTCCCACAAGGTGTAGATATGGCTTCGCGTCAGGTACACAACGGCATTTCGCTTCGCGTTGTTCGTCAGTACGACATCAACAACGACCGTATGCCTTGCCGTATTGACGTTCTGTATGGCTACAGCACGATCCGTCCACAAATGGCCGTTCGGATGTGGGGCTAATTTAATCACGGCCCTCGGTTCGCCGGGGGCCAACTTTTTTAAAGGATTTTTATTATGGCATTACCAAATGGCGGTTCCGCCTATCAGGTTTCGGATGGCAACGTCGAGGCAGACAAGCTGCTCGGCGGCCCAGCACTTATTGCTACGTCGGGCGCAGGCATCTATTTCCTTACCACTGCAATTACCGCAAACACCACGACCACTACAGTCGCTTCTGGCTCTATTGGCGTGACCACAAACGCAACCGGCGTGGGCAAGTTGTTCATCTCCGATGGCGCTAAATGGCAGTTTGCTGTCGTCGCTTAACCAATTTGGGCGGTCTTCGGGCCGCCCATTTTCAGGAGAAAATCAATGGCTAATACAAAATCTATTGGCGTCGCTTTCCTTGACCAAAACATCGACGGCGCCGATTTCGTTTATGTTGATAGCGAACTCGGTTACACCGCCGCAGCACAAGGCGTGGTCACTCAGTTGACAAATAAGTCAACTGCCGTCACGCTGAACAAGTCCGCTGGTCAAATCACGATGAACAACGCACAGTTGAACGCAACAACCAACGTGACGTTCACACTGAACAACAGCACGGTTAGCGCAAAAGATGTGGTTGTTTTGAGTGTTGCTTCAGGGGCTACTGCCGGCGCGTATAACTGCTGGGTTTCCGGCAAAGGCACTGGAACAGTTACCATTACCGTCCGTAACATTTCCGGCGGTAACTTGAGCGAAGCAGTAGTGATTAACTTTGCGGTTATCCACTGCCTTTAACTAATTTGGGCGGCTTTCGGGCCGTCCATTTTACGGAGTTTTTATGGCTGTTATCTACCTTGTTCACGACGTCCACGGCGCAAAAGTTGCTATTTCGGAAGAAGAAGCGCAATTTGATGAGGAATACGGTTGGGAACGCCATTACCCTGACGCCCCTGTAGAGGCGTCCGCAAACGAAATGTCGGCGCGCAATAGTCGCCGCCGCGCAACGCAGGAAGTCTAACAAATGGAAACGGCTGGGGACATAATTAACGGTTCGCTTAGGCTTCTAGGCGTTCTGGCAGAGGGTGAAGTTCCATCGGCTGAAACGTCGCAAGACGCACTGCGCGCCATGAACCAGATGATTGATAGCTGGAACACTGAGCGCCTCGCGGTCTACGCGACGCAAGACCAGATATTTACATGGCCAGCAGGCCAGCTTTCGCGCACACTTGGCCCTAGCGGCGACTTTGTTGGCAACCGCCCCGTGCTGCTTGAGGACTCGACATATTTCCGCGATCCCGGCACTGGCGTCAGCTACGGTATCAAATTCATTAACCAGCAGCAGTATAACGGTATTGCGGTCAAAACCGTAACATCCACATACCCGCAGGTTATCTTCGTCAACATGACGTTTCCTGACGTCGAAATGTACATCTACCCGCGCCCTACGCGCGCGCTGGAGTGGCACTTTATTTCGGTTGAAGAATTAACCCAGCCTGCAACGCTGGCGACCACACTACATTTCCCGCCCGGCTATCTGCGTGCGTTCCGTTACAACTTGGCGTGCGAGATGGCACCAGAATTTGGTGTAGAGCCGTCACCGCAAGTGTCGCGTTTAGCTATGGCTTCGAAGCGTAACCTGAAGCGCATCAACAACCCTGACGACATCATGTCGATGCCGTACAGCATTGTGGCTACACGTCAGCGGTTCAACATCTTCGCTGGGAACTATTGATGAAGACGCCGATCTTAGGGTCGGCGTATGTCGCAAGAAGCGTCAACGCCGCCGACAATCGAATGGTCAACCTCTTTCCGGAGATCGTACCGGAAGGCGGCAAAGAACCTGCATTTCTTCAGCGCGCTCCGGGGCTAACCCGTCTGGCTACGCTTGGCACAGGGCCTATTCGCGGTATGTGGCAGTTCGGCAACTACGGCTACGCCGTATCCGGCAACACGCTATACCAGATCAATAATAGCTGGAACGCAATCCCTAAAGGAACCATAGCCGGTTCCGGCCCTGTCAGCATGGCCGACAACGGCACGCAGCTATTTGTCGCCGCTAACCCAGAAGGTTACATCTACAACGTCGTTACTGACACCTTCCAGCAAATTACCGACCCCGATTTCCCCGGCGCGGTATCAGTTGGGTATATCGACGGCTATTTTGTTTTTAACGAACCAAACAGCCAAAAGATTTGGGTTACGGCGTTGCTCGAAGGCACCATCATTGACCCGTTGGAGTTTGCAAGCGCGGAAGGCAGCCCCGACGGCGTTGTAGCTGTTTTTGTTGACCACCGTGAAGTGTGGGTGTTCGGTACAAACTCAACGGAAGTTTGGTATGACGCAGGGTTGCTCGACTTCCCACTGACACGTATCCAAGGCGCGTACAACGAACTGGGCTGCGCGGCACCGTATTCTGTCGCCAAGATGGACAACCAAGTCTATTGGCTGGGCAAGGATGCACGCGGACAAGGTATCGTATACCGCGCGGCGGGCTATATGGGTCAACGCGTGTCAACGCACGCTATTGAATGGCAGATGCAAGAGTACGCCGACATCTCGGATGCTGTCGGCTACACATACCAGCAGGACGGCCACAACTTCTACGTGCTAAACTTTCCGACGGCTAACACAACATGGGTGTTTGACGTTGCAACAGGCGCATGGCACGAGCGGGCCTCTTTTGACAACGGCCAGTTTAATCGTCACCGCGGCAATAGCCAAATGTACTTTAATAGCCAAAACATCGTCGGCGATTACGAAAACGGCAAGATATACAAGTTTGACCTTGAGGTGTACGCCGACGACAATGAGCCGCAAAAATGGTTGCGGTCGTGGCGCGCGCTGCCGACAGGCGCTAACAACCTCGCCCGCACCATCCAACATTCCTTACAGCTTGACTGCGAAACAGGCGTTGGCTTGAACAACGGACAAGGTAGCGACCCGCAAGTCATGCTGCGCTGGTCTGATGATGGCGGCCATACATGGTCTAACGAACATTGGAAGTCGATGGGCGCCATCGGTAGGTTTGGCAAACGCACTATCTGGCGCCGCCTTGGTGCAACGATGAAGATACGTGACCGCGTATATGAAGCATCCGGGACTGATCCTGTACGTATCTACATTATGGGGGCTGAACTATTGCTGTCAGGGACACGCGCCTAATGGTGTACACCCCAACTAACCCTACGCAGATGACGCCGCCCCGCGTCAGTCTGATTGACGAGCGGTCGGGTGCTATCAGCCGTGAATGGTATAGGTTTTTCCTGTCGCTATTGACTGCAACGCAAACTACCCAAGAAGAAACCGAATTAGTGCCGGACACTACGGCATTGCTGGCGTCCTACGACGCTATGTTGATTGATTTGGCGCAAGGCGTCCAGAGCGCGCCTGACGCCACTTCGCTGACGGCTTCACTTGAGAGCAGCTTAAACAATTTGCAAGACGCTTTTGAAGTTACGCCGCCTGACCTTGGTGGCACTGTCACTTCGGTCGCTGCGTCCGGCGGTGCAACAGGACTAACTTTTACCGGATCGCCAATCACGACAAGCGGCACCCTTACGCTTGGCGGCACACTGGCGGTTGCCAGCGGGGGTACAGGCCAAGTAACTTACACCAACGGCGAACTTCTGATTGGTAACACAACCGGAAATACGCTGACCAAAGCAACACTGACGGCAGGCACAAATGTCAGCATCACCAATGGCGCTGGCTCTATCACCATCAATGCGACAGATGCTTTTGTCGGGACAGTGACAAGCGTTTCGGTTGTATCGGCTAATGGCTTTGCAGGCACGGTAGCTAATGCCACCACCACTCCGGCTATAACTCTCTCAACTTCGGTTACGGGGCTTGTCAAAGGTAACGGCACAGCCTTGTTGGCTGCGATTGCGGCGACCGACTATGTAGCACCCAGCGCGTATGCTTCCGCCAACGGCTTGGTAATGTCCACCAACCGCTTGCTAGGGCGCACTACAGCCAGCACCGGCGCCGCCGAAGAAATCACGGTCGGCACTGGGCTGCTGCTGTCAGGCGGCACGCTGTCGAACAGCGCACCCGATCAAACGGTTTCTCTGACTTCAGGGACTGGCATTTCGGTGTCCGGTACGTACCCTTCGTTTACGATCACAAACACCGCGCCCGACCAAACTGTCACGTTGACCGCTGGCACGGGTATTTCGGTGTCCGGCACCTACCCCTCCTTTACGATAACCAACGCCGCGCCAGATCAAATTGTCAGCCTAACCGGCGCGGGGACGACTGTTGTTACCGGCACGTACCCTAGCTTTACGATCACTTCGAACGACCAGTATGTTGGTACTGTCACCAGCGTATCCGGCACTGGCACTGTCAACGGCATCACATTGACTGGGTCAGTCACTTCGAGCGGCAGCTTGACCCTCGGCGGCACTTTGTCTGGTGTCAGCCTTACAACGCAGGTTAGCGGCACTCTCCCTGTTGCTAACGGCGGGACCGGCGCGACAACACTAACATCCGGCTATCTCCTTAAAGGTAACGGAACTTCGGCAGTCTCAGCGTCTATTATCCAAGACAACGGAACTGAAGTCGGCGTCGGTGCAGCGCCTATAGGTTCATTCCGCTTTTTTATTCAAGGTACGGGGTCCACTTCCGCCACATACGCCCAAGTTATCCGCAACAGCTCTGGCACCAATATGTTTTTTATCCAAGACGACGGAAAAATGTTCACCGGCAGCGCAGCAGCGTCGCCATATAACAACACGACAGCCGCCGCTGCTAACTGCGTTTTAGGTATCGTTGCGGGCGAACTGTTGCGGTCTACATCATCCATCCGATACAAGACTGACGTGACTGATTATTCTCGCGGGCTTGCCGATCTTAACAAACTTAGGCCGGTATTTTACAAGGGTAAAAATGACGGCGATAAAGTTTACGCAGGGCTTATTGCCGAAGAAGTAGACGCGCTAGGCATGACCGAGTTTGTAACATACGACGAAGAAGATAGGCCCGACGCACTGGCCTACGCCAACATGGTCGCGCTTTTGGTGCGGTCGCTGCAAGACGTGTCGGCGCGGCTTGAAACATTAGAATTGAAGTACGCAACGCAAAGCTAATCGAGTTTCAGTTGCGGTTGACACAATAGGCTATACCAGCGTATAAACGCGCGGCTCACAAGGATAAACGTATGACGGTCGATATTTCAATTCTGGGTGGGGCAGGCTGGCAGTTTTTTGATAACAACGGCGTGCCTCTGGCCGGTGGTAAGCTATATACTTACGCAGCGGGGACCACAACCCCTGCGACCACATACACCAGCAGCACTGGCGCTACGCCGCACGCTAACCCCATAATTTTGGATAGCGCTGGCCGCGTTAGCAGCGAGATTTGGCTGACAACAAGCGCCTCTTATAAATTTGTCTTGACCACTAGCACGAACATCCAGCTTTGGTCGCACGATAACATCGGCGGAGTTCCGTCAGGGATATACAGCGATTTGTCCGCGCTGACCGGCGCCGGTCTAGTTGGCTTCTCCACAAGTCTTTCTTACGCCAATAATACGGTAGGTGAATGGTTGGTATGGCTGGCGGAAAATAACGACATCCGCTGGTACGGCTATGTCGCTGATGGCTTCAGCCATCCTCTTTCGTCAGTAACCTATTTCAAAGGTATAAACGTAACTGGCTATTCGCTTAGCCAATGGCAGGCGTTAGTGCCACAAGTCACGGCGTTGACGAATGAGATCGACGCTGTTTCCGTGCAGGCATGGTTCAATGATCGCCCCGGCGGCGGTGAACTTAACCTGCCCGCTGGCGTTGCCATTTTTAATATCGGTATCCAGACCGGCCAAAACCAGAACATAAACCTTTGGGGCGCTGGCCGCGATCTGACCGAAATCAAATACACGGGCACAGGTACGTTTTGGTCGCATGGTTTCACCAATTCCGTAGCTGCTACAGGCACGTTCTACGTACAGAATTTGCGTATTACGCCTGCCGCTGGCGCTGCCGCCGCCTGCTGCTTTAACGTCCGGTTCTCAGGCAGCCAGCCTGCTTGGTGTCACGTCATAGACAACGTAATGATTTTGTCGCGCGACACTACTTCTTATTTCGTGAACTCCACGATTACCCGCAACATCCAGCGCGGCTTGGATTGGCGCAACTTTATCGTGTTTGGGCGGAACTTCTTTGTCCTAAGCAGCAACGCGCACGTATTCCCGTCAAACTCCGCATCTGATCCTGATTGCCCTCCCGGCCAAGCTGGCACCGGCGCTGGCGATAGCTACAACTTCGACAACTGTATGACAGTCGGCTATAAATTTGGTTGGGATTTCCTCTGGACTGGTTTTACCGCGCTTGTGCATTCGCACGAACAAGGTCGTTGGGCAAACAGTCAAGCCTATTCCGGTGTTGGATTTGCACAACTTTTGGACACCAACAGCGCGTATGCGCCTGCGGATAACTGGATTTTTGACACTTGCGGTTGGCAGGGTTCAGGACCATGTTTTGACTTCCAATATCTTGAATTTGTCCGCGTCCGCGACGGTTTGTTTGTTGTTGACGCTACGTCAACAAGTAACCTCACGCGTATCGGACAACTCATTGACTGCGTCGATACGATCATTGACGGCAATGAAATTTTTGCCGAAGGTGCTTGGACGGGTGGCAACGCTTTTGCTATCGGCGGGCCTATATCTACTGATATTCGCATCACGGAAAACATGACGGTCAGCTACGCGTCATTTTCTGAATGGCTGTTTGTCGCTTCAACGGTCTTAGACAGGGGGATTATTGAGCGCCAAAACACGTTCCGCGGCTCAGGCACCTATACGTCTGCAAGAGTTGTAGACGCCTCTGGTTACGCTATTAGCGAAACCCGCGTCGGCGACATTGTAGAAGCGTTACCCGGAACTAACTGGTCGTGGACTATCGGATCAGACGGAACAACCATGTACCGTAACGTGGTGGTCGAAACTACGGATGGCAGCGGTAACATTACTATTGCGCTACCTACTAACTTGTTCCGTGCCATTAAAAGCGCGCTTGCCACAAGCGGTAACTCAGCGCTTACGGTGCCTGCAAACGTAGGTGTTGTGACGACATCAATAGTACCTATCCGGTATCCGGGCGTCGCTTCAACCCAAGTAACAACCACAATCGAGGTAGCCGGACGATGACTAACGAACCACAACCAGCCGAAGGCAAATCGCTTGAAATGTTTATCAAGCTGCTTGGCCCTAAAGAAGCGTACCCTGAAAAGCCCGCGCCTATTAAGACAGCACCTCCGCCTAAACCCGCGACGAAATAAAGGAATTTGGCATGGCAGTCACTGTCAGCAACATCATCCCTGCTAAAACTGCGGAAAATACCCAGACGACGCAATACACGTCGAATGGCGTGCAGACGATTATCGACAAGTTTACGGCTACGAACTATTCGGCGTCTCCGGCAACGATCAGCGTCAACCTTGTTTCGCCTGCGGACACCGCAGGTAACGGCAACTTGATCGTCAAGACCAAGACGCTTCAGGCCAGCGAGACGTACACCTTTCCTGAACTGGTCGGTCATGTGCTGCCTAATAACGGCTTCATCAGCACTGTTGCGGGTACGGCGTCGGCGGTCAACATCCGCGCGTCAGGCCGTCTAGTTAGCTAATGCCCGTGACAGTCCGCACTGCTACTGTCGAAGACATACCGTGCTACATGGACTTGGCGGAAGCATTTGTGGCGACGACACCTGTCAACCATCTAATCCCGTTCGACCGTGACAGCACCGCGGCGTTTGTCGAAGGCGCGCTAGACAACGAAAATATGGTTGTTTTGGTGGCTGAAGATGACGACGAAATAGTCGGGATTACTGCGGCGCTTACATACCCTATGTACTTCAACCCATCGAAGCTGGTGGCGCAGGAGTTATGGTGGTATATCAAGCCTGACGCACGGGGTGGGGCAGCATCAAAATTGCTGTTTCAAGAGATAGAAAAATGGGGTAAGAGTAAGCAGGCAGAAGCCATGTTTATGATTGCGCTGGATAACGACCGCGTTACTACTATGGCGAAAATGTACGGACGCTTAGGATACGCGCCCACAGAACGTGTATTTGTAAAGGGATTAAACTGATGGCACTTACCACTGGCATGGCAATCGCCGCAGGCGTATCCGCCGCAAGTTCACTTGCTGGCGGCGCGATGGCTAAGAGTGCAGCCAAAAAAGCGTCTAGGGCGCAAGTCCAAGCGTCACAAGACGCTAACGCTGCACAGGAGCGCATGTTCCAGCGGCAAATCGAATTGCAAGAGCCGTTTCGCCAAGGCGGGATGACGGCACAGCAAGAGATTATGCAGCTTCTGGGTATCGGCGGCGACAAGGCCGCGGCTGGCTATGGCAGCATGGCGAAAGCCTTTGGTACCGATCAATTTCAACAAGACCCCGGTTATGCTTTCCGTCAAGCGGAAGGCATGAAGGCGTTAGAGCGGTCGGCAGCAGCGCGCGGCAACCTCATGTCGGGCAGCACTTTGAAGGGCATCCAGCGTTTCGGTCAGGACTTGGCCAGCCAAGAATATCAGAACGCGTTTAACCGTTTCCAAGTCGAGCGATCCGCGCGCCTTAATCCGCTGCAATCGCTGATGGGCTCCGGCCAATCCGCAACCAATGTGATGACAGGTGCCGCAGGGCAGATGGGCCAGAACGAAGCGTCGAACATCTACAACGCCGGCCAAGCCCGCGCGTCGGGTTACATCGGTCAGGGTAACGCACTTAACACCGCGCTAGGTCAAGTCGCTGGCATCGCAGGGCAGCTACCCATGCAGAACGCTATGATGGACTACTACCGCGGCAACACGTTTGACAGTAGTAAAGCGCGAGGCCCGGGCTTTGGCTCAGCCACGAAATTTAACTTAACAGGGCAAAACTGATATGGCTAACCAGATGATAGCACTTCAGGCGCGCAACCCGCAGCTTCCTGATCCCGCCCGCGCTACAACGCAGATGGCGAACATGATGAACATGGCGTCGCAACAGCGCGCAGCGCAGCTTCAGGGTGAGCGTATACGTCAGGAGATGGAATACGCACGGGCGGGTGAAAGCCGCGCGGAAGAAACACAAAGATTGAATGTACGTAAAGAAGACCAAGCATATCGCGTTGCAGGGATGACCGAACTTCGCAACAGGGGTGTAGGCGTTCTGCAATCTGGGTCAGAAGAAGCATACCAGCTTTGGCTTAGGCAAGCAGACGCTATTGACCCTGACTCTGCGGCAGTCATGCGTCAAATCGCACCCACCTTTAATAAAGACGCGATGACATTTGCTATTACGAAAGCCGACGAGTTTATTGCAAATAACACCTCGAAGCGGAAGACAGAGATAATATTTGATAAAGACGGTATACCCATATTAGTGGAAAGCGGCGGCAATACGGACTTTGAGGCGACGCCTATAGTTGCGACAAAGATACGCGATGTAAATCAACCGCCCCGCGCAACACCGACTGCACCGCCAGCATCAGCTATGGGACGTGGACCGTCGGCAGCGTCCGACGCACCGATGACTTTTGGTCCTGACGCCACGCGCCCCCTAAACGCATACCAACAAGAAGATTTGCGTAACCTAGAAAGTCAACTAGGTATGCAAGACACCGCCGCATCCTTTACGCGCGGCGGTATGGGCGCGCCAGCCGCAGCCCAGATGACACCTGAAAGGGCGCAGCAGATTGTTGACTCCGCGGTCCGGACGCGTGTTATGGCGCAGGAAGATTTCGATCAGCTTATGGCGATGGCACCGGAACAGAACAAGCAGCCGTTCATGGACATGATCCAAGCCAATAACATTACGCTGCAACCCAGCGGAATGGGTCAGCAGCCGCAGTTTGCTGTTAACCAAGGGCAAAGGCCGCAGGCAGACTTCGCGGTCAATCGCAATCAGCCGATGGAGCAGACGCTGGCGCAGTATAGGGTCGGCGACCCAATTCGGGGGCGCAATCCAAGCATGGCGCCGACCCCTTCGCCAGTTGACCCCGCTATTCTTGGAGCGCAAGAAGGGGCAAAGACCCGCGCGTCTAAGAACGTGGAATTGGAAATGAACCCAAGAATTGCGGCGGATATTAAGAAAGCAGAGCGCGCCGTTGAAAAAAGGTCAGAAGCACTAGAAGCAAAAAATGAAACCAAAGCAGCAATTCAAAGTCTTGATAAATATATTGAAGAAATAGATGCGCTTTTGCGGTCTGCTGACCGACGTTTCATTGTTGGCCGAATTGAAGGTAACCTACATTACCTCGGTAGCTTGGGTCAAAATGAACGCCAAGCAGAATTGCAGGCTATGTATGATAGAGTTAAAAACGCCGATACACTTGGATCGTTGGTAGAGGCGAAACAGGCTACCCCAACTGGCGGGTCGCCTGTCGGTAACGCATCTAACCTAGATGTTCAACTTATAGCTAAAAGTGCTAACTCCTTAACCCAAACGGGCGGCGTAGCTAAGTTTGATGAGGACTTAAAAAAACTACGCCGCGAGGCATACCGCACGCGCCAACGACGTATAGAATTTTATAATGATAGATATGGTGATTTATCCGCCGAAGACCCTAAGTTTAAACTGACCGTGCGGCCAATCGCAGATCGGTATATAAGTTCCGCCGACTTACCTAAGCCGCGCGCAACCCCCCAAACATCAACTAAGGTAGATCAGAACAACCCTCTTCTAAAAAGTCTATTAGGGGCAAAAAGATAATGCCTAGCCCAGTAGAAATTCTAAACGACCCGAACTACATCAACGCCGACTTGGAGACAAAGAGGGCCATATTTAATGCTGGCGTGGCTACACTGCCGGATTACCGCCGTGCAAACTCTGCCACGCAAGCGGACATTAGGCGCCAGTTTGGTCTTGAAACACCTAAAGAACGCTACGCAAGGCAGCAAGCCAAACAGCGTGCAGACGAGAAGAGCGCACTGCGGTCTACTGGCAGTAAGATTGCGTCTGCCGTGTCTGGTTTTGAACGCGGCTTGAGACCGATTGCTGAAAAGCTATCTTACCTTAACCCTTTAGAATATATACCTGTAGGTGCGTCCGACAAAACCAAGAAGCGATTAGCGCAATTTGCTGCTGAACGGCAACAGGCCAACCCTGTTACCTTTGCTGGCGGCAAACTCGGTGGTGAAATTGCTGGAACACTCCCGCTCACGATGGGCGGCGGCGCGGTTATTCAGGGCGGTGGGCGATTACTTAGTAAGGTTATGCCCCGCGCAGGCGCAGTGGTAGAGAAGTTTGGCCGGGCTGTCACATCCGGCGGCACACGGGTAGCTGCGCCGACAAAGACGGCAGTAAAAGAAGGCAAGATTATAGCCGGATCGCGTAAGGCGCGCGTTGCACTTCGTGCTGCTGGCGGTTCTGTTTCAAGCCTTATAGCTGCTGCCGCCACCGATCAAGATTTGACAGATGCAGCGTTGGCTGGTGCCACTGTGCCTGTCCTCGGACACATACTTAAATACGGCGCAGGTAAAACCTATGACGTTATTACGGGTCGCGCAGGGCCAGTGGAAGCCGCCAGAATATTGCGCGAAGTCATAAGCGACAACGCAAGCCAAATTGCAAAGGCACTGCGAAACGCGCCAAAGGACATTAAAGCCAACACGGCTGAGTTTTTGGCGTCGCGCGGTTTGCTCACGCCTGAACTGGCGGCAGTTACTCAGATTGCAAGCGGAAGCAAGCAGCAAAAGCAACTTGTTAACCTTGCATTGGAACGCGCCAAAGGAAAGAACCGGATGCGCCAAGTTATTGCCGGCGGCAAAAACCCAACAGAAGCCGTGCGTAACATCGCTGCGTCTAAAAAACAAATGCAGACGGCTACAGCAGTTCAACGTGAGGGCGCGCTGACGGGGGCTGATGTTGGCCGGACGCAAGTTATTCCTCTTGAACAAGAAGCGGCGCGTTTACGCCAGTTGGCGTCTAATGAAGTTGAGCGCGCGCGCCAGTTGCTTGCGGCGAACGACCGGAGCGCAAAACTTATCCGTGAAAGTGGCCTGCGTTTACCTGCCGATATAAAACGGCAGCGTGAAATTGTCGCCGGCTTGGAACGTTTCGGTGGTGAAGCTGCGGATAGGTCGCTGATGGCTGGCGTTGACGCGCGGTCCTTAGAAGAAGTCGCAGCCAACTTACGCGCGCAGGGGTTAAAACCTCTAGATATTAGCCCCTTAGTGGCTCAGTTACGCCGGGCGGCATACGACGCCGAAGATACCGTGCCGGCGCGCGCGCGTGTCCTTACAGAATTTGCAAATAATTTGGAGCGGCGCGCAGAGAAGTTTGGCGGGAATATAGACGCCACAGGACTTTACGATATACGCCGCAATATGGGCAATGTTATTGCGACCATTCTTGGCCCTACAGACCCCAAAACATTGCACGCGTACACCGCGCAAATTATAGGCGAAGCGCAACCATTAATTGATGACGCGATTGAAGCTGCCGGCGGTAGGGGTTGGAAAGAATATCTAAATAGTTTTTCTGAAGGAATGAAGGCGATTGAGCGCCAGCGGCTTCAACGGGAACTTGCCGAACTGCCTGATCCTGAATTTGCAAAAGTTATGGCGGGCGACGATCCCGATTGGGTAGTCAGCAAGATGGGACCGGGCCGGTTTGATATTAACGCGGAAATGCAGGGCGCAGATTTAGCCACCGCTAACAAGCTAGGCCGCGAAATTGAAGCTGAAGAAGCCGTTAAGGGCACAAGTCTTGAAAAATTATCGGACGCGCAAAAGTTAAATTTTGAACAGGGTATTACCGCTAATGTTGGGGATATGCTACAACCGAAGGGGCTAAACGCGTTTGCAGCAGGCGCGCGTTTAGCAGGCAGCATCCCCAAGGTTGGCGGCGGCGGTATGGTGGCGCAACAATATGGCGAAGATGCAGCACGGAAAGCGTCTGAAAAAACGATGACATCGTTAGTCCCTGCACTTGCGTCGCCACGTCAAGCAGGCGAGTTGCTACAGGTGCGTCCAGCCGAAGACTACATAAGCAAGTTTCTGTACGGAAAGCAAAGCGCAGCGCCATTGACGTCGGCCCCGCGTCAGTTTGCGCCCGGCACCCCGCAGCAGGCGGCGGCTAACCGAAATGCTCTGACGCCAGCCCAGCAAGCCGTGCTTAATCAAAACGCCATGTCTCAAGCTAGACAGCAAGCCGTGGTGCAAATAGGTGTTGAAGGTATGACGCCGCAGACGAAGGGTGAAATATACAACTTCCCTGACTTCGATCCTGACACCGGCGAACCGCTGGTGGATGTTGATTTTTCCGAAGGCTATCCCGTACCGATATACGGCAGACTGCCTAAAGAAAAGCAGTTTGTGCAACTTAACGCTATGAGACGCTAACCCATGACATCTATTGACCAGACCCAAGCACAACTTAACACGCATGAACAGGTCTGCTCGTTCAGGTACGAGAGTATCTGCGCGCGGATGAAGCGCATTGAGAAAGTCGGCATGACTTCCGCCGGCACAATCATCGTATTGTTGATCGGCATACTAGTGAACGTGCTTCAAAAGGCTGGCTAGGTGGACGTATGCGTGTAGTCAGTCTACTACTGGCGGTGCTGGTGCTGGGGGCCTGCGAAGACCGCTACCGTTATGATTGCCAAGACCCTGCGAACTGGGAAGATGAACTTTGTAAGAAACCTCGGTGCATCGCTATGGGTTATTGCACCGAGTGGCTGATAGATACGGGTGAAGAAGAAGATGAAGCCGAGAAGTGAATGGACGCCGGAAGAATTGCTGCGTTTCATCGTCGGGATCGTCCTGTCGCTGACGCTTACGTTTATTGTAGCTACAGTATTATACTCGTTGGTGTTTGTGTCGCAGCCGATGGAGGGGCAGTCCCCGAATGACGCTGAGTTTTTTAAACTGATTAACCCGATAGCGACGTTCATTGTTGGGGCGTTGGCAGGACTTATGGCGGGGCAGGGCAGCGGCGCTATGCAAAAGAAGAAGGACGAAGAAGATGAGCTTCCTGAATAGTTTTGAGAGCAAGCACGACGGCGTCAACGACACCGTTGAGTTTGTCGTGCGTGTGGCAATCGTCACGCTGTCGGCAGTTATCCTTGTCGTCGTGCTGGCGCTGGTCGTCGGCATGTTTGTGCCTAATGACGTAGTGGACAGCACTGCCGTTCTTGAGATGATTAACCCTGCGTTCCAAACAATCATCGGTGCACTTGTCGGACTGCTGGGCGGCTTGAGCCTCAACGCCAATGCGCGCGACGCCGACCCTGAGCCTGCACCGGCGCCGGCACCAGAACCAGAAGCGCCGCTTGAACTGACGCCAGCGATGGCGCCGAAGGTATACGACGATCCGCAGGCCACAGTCTTTATCGACGAGCCTGAAGACGACGATGATGACGACATGGAGCCTTGGGAGAAATACCGCAACGACCTGCGCTATGATGCGAACGGTGACGGCGTGGTGGACGAAAACGACTTTCCAGATTGGCGGAGTGCAGGGAAATGAGCCTTATAAACCTACAAGATAAATGTGGATGCCCTTCAGATGGCGCGTTTGGTCCGGGGACACTGAAGGCCGCCTGCGCGCACTTCAAGCTAAACAAGAACCGCGCCGCGCACTTCTTCGCTCAGACGGCGCATGAGTCGGGCAACTTCAAGGCGTTCAGCGAGAACCTGAACTATAGCGCAAAGGGTTTGCGCAGCATCTTCGGTAAATACTTTCCTACCGACGCGCTAGCTCGTGCCTACGAGCGTAAGCCAGAGAAGATTGCTAACCGCGTCTATGCCAACCGTATGGGTAATGGTGACGAAGCGTCAGGCGAAGGGTGGCTGTACAAAGGACGCGGCCCCCTCCAATTGACGGGCAAGAACAACTACCGCGCATTCGGTAAGTATATCGGACGTGAGCAAGAGATTTTGGACAACCCAGACCTCGTTGCCACAGAACTTGGCTTTGAAAGCGCCTTGTGGTTTTTTGACGCAAACAAGCTATGGTCAATCTGTGATCAGGGCATCAATGACGCTGCTATCCTGCAGCTCACTAAGCGGATCAATGGGGGCACGCACGGCCTCGATGACCGCAAACTGAAAACCAAGAAGTACGCTGCTTGGCTGTAAGGAGAGTAACATGAACTTGAAGAACCTCATCACGAAGATTGCCGTGAAAGAAGCCGCAGGCAAAATCTTGCCGATGGACCCCGCGCCGAAGCCTGCCCTTGGTTGGAAAGCCAAGCTGGCCGGCGTACTCGCCATCATCGGCGCAGCAGCTACGGCGCTGTCGCAATACTTAGCTTAGGTTCGCCTAGCCATCATACGCCCGATCAGTATAACCATCGGGCCTAAGTCTTCTGGTGATTGCCCTGCCTTTAGCATGGCAATCACCATTTCTAGTGCTTCGGCGGTTGCCGCTGCATGGTCTGTCATTTCTTCAGCCTCTTCATAATCTCGACACGCTCCCGCGCCGTCCGCATTGCAGAGTAACGCTGATGCAACCGCCGGGCGATGGCCGGGCGCTTGTGCGTCTTCAGTTCCGCGTCCAGCGCATCCTTTAGTTCGCCTTCCGTAAGGTCGGACAGCACGGCAATCATCGACCGCCAGTTTAGTTTACTCATTTGTCAAGTCCTACAATCTGCCTAGCCGTTGCGGGCTGTTCAAGAAACGAGATGGAGATTTGGTCGCCTTCTTTAATTCCGGCGCCTTTGATCATCATCGCTGGCGGTCGGTCGGCGGCGTCCTTATCATAATAGCCGGCCAGCCACGCGCCTTCGTTATTAACATAACGGCAGACGTAAGGGAAAAACTTAGATCGCATCTTTCAATTCCTCTAATGCTATGTCGGACACCGCACGCTTGTCGTGCAGCGCCGCCCATATACGTTCGTCAATAGTTTTCTCGGTCAGCATCACATAGACCCAGACATCCTTGGTCTGGCCGCTGCGGTGCAAGCGCCCGACCGTCTGCTCGTACAGTTCCAGCGACCACGGCAGCGACAGGAACACCATGTGGCATCCGCCATGCTGTAGGTTCAGGCCGTGGCCTGCCGACTTAGGGTGGGCCAGCAGCAATTCGACCTGTCCTGCGTTCCAGTGTTCAATGACGTTGGGATCATCCATTGTCTTTGCGTGCGGGAAGCGGCGCTTCAGTTCCGCCAACTCTTCCTGATAGGTATACGCGACGATGGTGTTGGCCCGCTGGTTCTCCGCCAGCAACTCTTCCAGCCGGTCGAACTTGTGGCTGCTAAACCAGATGGACGGCGTGCCTGCGTCGCGGTTGTAGACAAAGCCCGACGCCATCTGTTGCAGCTTGGTTGTCACCGACGCGGCGTTCTGCGCTACGATCTGGTCGTCACCAAAGCGCACGACATACTCACGCTTCATCTTTTCGTATGGCTTGCGGTCGTCCAGCGCGACGCGCACCTCTGTGACATGGCACGGCGGTAGCTTGTCCTTATACTCGCCCGGCTCCAGCACGAACGTCGCCGGTTTGATCCGCGCCATGACTTGCTCAAGCGCGCCCGCTGCCGGAACCCACTGGCCGAAGTCGCGGTTGGTGCAGATGAAATACTGTTGCAGGAACGCACCCTTGGCGCGGCCCAATAACCCTTGGTCGATGATCTTGCACTGGCCGAAGACATCCTCAAGGCCGTTCGACGTGAACGATCCGGTCAAGCCCCAGCGCACCTTGACGTTAGCCAGCAGCTTTTCCAGCGACTTGAAGCGTTTGCCGCTGGGGTTCTTCAGCCGCGTCAATTCGTCGAATACAATTCCGTCGAAGCCTGATAAATCCTCTAGCTTATCTAGGTTGTCATAGTTAATGACGACAACACTGGCGTCGCTCCGCAACGCATCCACCCTTTGCGCTGGCGTGCCGACAGCC